TCATTTTTTATTCATTTTTCTGTGTCCATTTTGCTCTACAATAAGGTTTTTGCCTGTTTTTTTAATCTTATTTGGTTGATATTCAAGCAGTTCTGAAATATCACAGTTCAGAACCTCACATATTCTATCCAAATGTTCAAGATTAATTCTATCACACATTTCATTATAGATGTCGCAGATAGTCGCAGGTCTGATGCCTGTCTTTCTTGAAAGTTCAGCTTGTGTCATCCTATACTTGCCGAGGATTGTAGATAAATGGATCTTAATCATAATAACGCCCCAAGTAATATAATACCTTAAAGCGTTATTATTTACATAAATATGTAATATTATTACTAATTTAGTAATTTGTTATTATAACTTCTTTGAATTCTGCACGATTTTCATTTGTTACAGGCAGTAAGTTATGCCTGCTTATGTTTCTAATGTTATAATCTTTGTAAAGATTTCTGATAAAATCACAATCATTATAAGATAGTATAAAACGCCCTTTAATCGCTTTTAAAACGGCATTTAAACGGATATGGTCATCTTTATTAAAGCTTACATACCTCTTGTTATAATAGCGTTCTGAGGCTACATACGGCGGATCTACATAAAAGACAGCTTGTGGTCTGTCATATGTTTTAATTAATGATTCAAAATCCCTGTTTTCAATTATAACATTTTTAAGTCTTTCTTTGTATGCAGGTAGCTCATCGATAATATTGTTGATTGATTTAGTAGCTGTCGCAAATGAGTTGCGATTACTGCCAAAGCTGCACTTTATAAGATATAAGTACCGGGCTGCTCTCTGTAAGTCGGATAGTTCAATTTTATTTTCAATTTCATAACGATATTGATTGAATAATTCACGGGATTGCAGCCAGTCTATTTCCGACTGCAATTCCGAGCAATTATTTTTAATTTGCCTGTAAAGGTTAATCAAATCACCATCAATATCATTGAAAACTTCCATCTGACCTTTGATTCTTTCTTTGCCAAACAGTACCCAACCTGCACCACCACATACTTCGATGTAGCGAGTGCAATTATTTGGAATAAGAGAAATAATTTGATTTTTTAGGTGACTTTTACCACCTATCCAACCTATAAAACTTTTCATTGCTTTTACCTCCATAATATCTTTTGGGGCGTTATTATGGATTAAAAACAGATGATTTTATTTTACTTCGGGTAAGCCTTTAACGCTTGTGAGAATTGAAAGTAAACCTGCCAGAACGCTTGCAGAAGCAACCGTAACCCAGTTTACTTCACTCATCACAGCAGTCGTACCGATAGTTGCAACTGCCGTCTGTGCAGCTGTCTTTAAAGCACGAATACCTGCAGCCTTTGCCCACTGTTTAAAATTGTTTTTATTCATTTTTTACCTCCAAAATTATGTCAATGTAATCTGAATACCGTCGATCTTACAACCTTTTACGCCAGCATAGCCGTCCTGCTCTGTGTCTTTTTCGGTGTTGTGCTGATACGGCAGAAACTTATCTTTACACTGCTTACGCACTCTGTATGTAGCTTTAAAATCGCCGACACCCTCAAACTCAACCTGCAATCCGTCAATTACTTTGCCCTTGATACCTGCATAGCCGTTTACATCATCGTCAATGTCATAGCCTGTCACCCAAGGTAACCAATCTCCATTGAGCAAATGCACTCTGTACTTAATTTTACCGTTACTAACCTTAACAGCAACCGCAGAAATAGCCTGCTTCGCTCTGCCTGCTATATTCGACAAACCTTTGACCTCATTGTACCAACGATTGTCAGCGTACACACGATAAGTCAGCGTTGGTTTTGCGACTTTGCTTTCAGACTTGCCGAAGATGTTATCGTTGTAAATTACATTTGTGTCAATGTTGCCGCTGTAGCCGCTGACCCTGCCTGTCGAGCTGTTCTGCCAAATGTCGCAGTCAAGTTCTGCTTTATCGTTATACTGAGCAAGCCAAATGCTATATTTTGATTTTAACCTTTTATAATCAAGATAGTTGTTAAACCAATTTAAGTTAGCATACACACCTGCTCTGTAACCGTTTTCCTTGACTGTTTCGCAAAAGCGTTCTGCAATTTCTGTAATTTTAGTTTTACCAAGGTGCAACTGCGAACTGTCCTCAAGGTCATAATAAATTGGCATATCAAGGCTTTTATTTTTAATGCACTCAAGGCAAGCCTTTGCCTCTTTTTCAGCATCATTAACGCTGTCGGCATAGCTGTACCAATACACTCCGATTTTTAAATTTGCGTTTTTTGCATTTCTAAAATGGCTTTCAAACATATTGTCTTTTTGCGATGTTTCTCTGCCATAACCTGCCCTTATTATGACCGCTTTTATGCCGTCATTTTTCATTTTGTTAAAATTAATGCCTTGCTGAAATTCTGAAATATCAACACAAGTAATTTTTGACATATATTAAACCTCCCATACAGCCATAACGGCGTTATAATATTCCTCTGAAAGCTCGGCTTTAAGTATTTCTCTGTCGTTTTCACAATTCATATATGCGTTTCGAACATTACCGCCGACCTGCACATCTTCGCCGTTAAGGGTTATAAACTTCTGTCTTAATACGCTTACACTGTCTTTTGTGAGCATATCGAGTGTGATTTTTTCTTTAAGTTCCATAGTATTACCTCCTATCGTCTGATATATGTAATTATAAAGTTGATTTTCTCATCCTCTTCAAATTTATCCGTTACCGTACTGATGAAAAGCCATGAGCCGTTAATACGGACATTTCTCAACTTATTTTTGGTTGAGTATACAGCGATACTCGAATAAATGCCATCACCTATTGCCGCAAAAGGTAAGCCTGACATCTGAGTATACGCTTTACCTGCAATAAGTTTTGTAATATTTACCGACACTGTAATTACCTTACCGTTTTTTACATAATTAAAACTGCCCTCGTAGCCCTCATAATTCGCCGTTCCAGGTGCAAGACTGCCCGAACCGCTCTCGATATTTGAGCTGTTATATTTTGCCGCAAGTGCCTTGTCTGTCGCTGTTTTGTTGTCTGTTACGGTCTGACTCAGAGTACTGATTGACTCATCAGCTGAGGACTTATTGTCTGCAATCTGCTTGCTTAGCTGAGCGACTGCATTGTCTACACTGTCCTTATCAGCTTTAAGATTAATCTTCATTGTCACTGTTTCGTCAAGGTCTGTAAGCTCTGTTTCGAAGTATTCGATAGCTTCTGCTTTTGCTTTAGCAACTGCAGCCTCTGTTGCTAAATTCGAGCCTGTTGGCTCGAATTTTGATTTGTCATTAATAGCTTTTTCAGTGATTTTAATAATAAAATGCTGTGCTGTAATAACAGCTCCGCTGCTGTCAGACAGAACGACCTCACATTTAGCCACGCCCGGCAAAGATAAGACTTTATCGGTAAGCTCAACAACGATTACATTATCTGATATTGTGCAACTTTGAGCACTTGCAACTATAACATTATTAGTTACAGCGTTAAGAACAGCAGTCATTGTACGGTCAAGGGTAACTTCTGCATCATTAGCTGTAAGTGTTACATCAATAAATCTTGATTTTTTGTCTAATTGATGACTGTATAAAATCGGAGTTGATGTGCTTTTAAGCAAGTCTAAATTAAGTTTGTAATGCTGTATGTTCATCATTGCCTCCTGCTTCTTCTGCAAAAATGATTTCGGATTCAGCAGGAGCCTTATCCTTATCGTCTTCACAAACTGTTTTTTCTTCTGTGATAAATTTCATAATAACCTCCTACCAAGTTGCTTTTTGTAGAATACCATTTTTGAATGTCAACGAAAATTCTTTCCATGAGCTTGCTGTACCGTCACTTTTAAATGAGGTGACATAGTAGCCTTTGAAAGTACCGCTAATAGAACCGCCCTCAAATTTCCAATCGCTTAAAACCACTTTTCGTAAATAGTTGTTGTGCAAATTTAAGTCACAGCCTGCGTGCAGTTGGTCTTTCTCGTATTCGTCAGAGAGTTTCTGAGCAGTATATGTGAGCTTCATCGTAAATGCCTCGGCATCGTCAGAACTCATATATGCCCATGTCATATACGCACTATTTGAATTGAGGTCAAAAGCTAAGCCTCGCTTGCGGTCATCGTGTAAATATGAGCTTGTACCAACCGAGCCGACTTCATTATCGTTGTAATAAAAGTCTTGTCCATACTGATTAAGTGACATGAGCTTTTTATCTGATGTGTTATAAATATTAAGTTGTGCATTTTCAAACTTTATGTACTCGGATATGTTGTTCCAAGCAATTCGCACATCTTCTGCCGATTGCTGTAAAAGCGTACTCCAACGATTTGTGCCAACCACTTTATTGACTTCGAGAAAAAGTCCCTCTGCGGTCTGAGTAAACAATGATTCATTAACAGAGCTTGCCCAAGATTCAGACACATGGAGAACTGTTGTGTCTAAATCCTGCTTGATTTCATTTACCTTTGTGCGGTCGTGGAGCTGTTGAGCGTTAAGCTCTGTAATGCGATTATTTATCGTGGTTAATTTACCTGTGAGCTTTGCCGCTATTGAAGATAGGGAAACAGTATTAAGCAGCGGATTTGCAGGAAATTCTTTAATCTCTACTATCCGGTAGTTTCTTTTTCTGCTGCGGTTACGGTCAACCAAAGTTACTACATCATACAGACTGTAGGATAGAATTTTCTTATAAATCTCCGGCTGAGCTTTGGCAAGGTCGATAACCTTACAGGTGTATGACTGCTCGGGTTCAGCCATATTCGCAAGCTTGACAACACCGTCATCTAAAAGCGACTGAGGGTCTGTGTATCGTTCATCACGCCAAACATAACTGATTACTTTGTCTGTGTAGGTGTGATTTTCAATGTACTCACAGCCGTTATTAACGCTTGCAATAGATAAGCCGTCCTTGCCGTAGGCATACAGTCTTGTAACCAAGCCTGAAGAGCTGCCTTTGTAGTTTAAGTCTGTGAGATTTAATTCGTCGGTAAAATACACTCCTTTCGGCTCGGTGTTGTTTTCGGGCTTTATAAGAGTAATAGTTTTTTGCTTTGTATTGTATTCATACACATTGCCGAAGATTGTGGAATTGGTACATTGATTTAAAATGTCAAGCGGAGTTACATCGGTCAGCTCAAAGCTGCAGCGCTTACTTACAAGAGTATCGTTTTTTACTGTCCAGTCAGTATTGGCAAGTATTTCAATACAGATATTATGAAAACTCTCGGTAGTCTTATTAAAACTTGTAAACATATCAGCACGAAGGTCGTCAAGATTTAACTCACAAACAATTGTAGATACAGTCTTGCGTTCGTTGATACTTTTAATCAAATATCTCTGATTATCGTATTCAACCTCACCGTCCAAAGCAAAATATTTATACAAGCTGTGCTTAGGCGATATGTCAAATTGCAGGCTCATCATACCGCCGTAGGTTTTTGTAACGCAAAAGGTGCTATCAATATCTGTAAACAGCTTTACATCATTGTTGTAAAAGATTTTTAAAACCATTTAAACCCCCTTAAATCACACATAAACAGGCGTGTAAATTACCTGAATATCAGCCTGAGAATTATTACAGCTTATTGTATTAGCTCCGGGATAAAGCAAAGGAAAATCAATTAAGGTGCTGTCAAGGAACTTATTAACTCCGCCGAGCGTAATTAAACCAAGCTCACCGTCAAGAACTAACGGTGTATTTGCCGAAATATTAATAACAACTATTCCCATAATTGAAAGCAATGAGCTTTGCTCGGGTAATTTCACCTTAAGCTTAAACTTACAGGGAGTAGTTGACTGACAATATATTTTACCGTTCGGAGCAACATCAGCAGTTACAGTTGGTTTATGTCTTATTGCATTAAATGTATAAGTTACATCGTGTTCTCCGCTGCTGTCAAATGTAGCAGCGGAGATTGAAGTAACAATTGAAGTGTATATGTATCCGTCCGGCAAAGCTATTTCAACTGTTTTACCGATTAGTTCTGCCTCAATCCTTGCAATATTATCGGTCGCAGCTGCGTATCTGTCCGTAATCTCTGTTCCTTTTGCAGAACAACCGTCCAGGTGAGGAGAGAAAGTAAGAGTAACAGTCAGCGTTCTTGTTCCGTATTCGGCAGAATACAATGCAGGCATTTTCACAAGATTTGTATTAGCTGAAACATTATTTGTAAGCGTAGTACCGCTTACAGAATAGCTAAGTAGTCTTGCACTGTAATTAGAAATATCAATGTTATTAACTGTCATTTCTGTCATAAATCATTACCCTCCCAAGCTAATTCTTCTGACATATACGGAGCAGTCGCAACGGCGAATTCTCTGCCGTCAACCTCAAGATGATTTACTATGTTGCCTTGTAGCACTACTTTTTGTTTATCAGCATTTTGCATATCGACCGTATGCACCACATTAGCTGTAAGCTGTTCTGCTACAAAGCTTTTACCTTCTGCTACGGCAGCACGCATTTTCGACACCAAGCCGTTAGCTGACACGCCCGACTGCAAGCGTTCGGTAAATTTTGACGCCACATCATCGGCTTGCTTATACAGCTTCGGCGCTTCATCTTCAAGACCGTTTTCGCCACCCTCAAGAGTATACTTAAAGATTTTTCTGAATACCTTTGACGGAGAGTGTATATCCCACTTCTTTTTGAAAATTGCAAGAATATTATCAGCGACCGATGAAGCACTTGCATATAGCTCAGGTGATCTTTCTTTTATTCCGTTAATCATTCCCTGCATAGCTTCATCCATAGTCTCTTGGCATTCAGGAGGCAATTGGTCATAATTGTTGATAATATCTTCAACAACTTTTTTATCTTCATCTGAGATTTTACCGCCGTATAGTTCTGTTTGAGATAGCATAGCTAACCAAGTTGAAAGCTGTTCCTGTTGATTTGTATCAAATGATTTTGTGAATTTATCGTTTATATCAGCCAATTTTTTATTATGTTGCGAATACTCATTTGCAATTAATTGGTCATATTTTTGTTCAATAAGTAATGTATCGCAACCGCCTGAATCATATTCTTTTTTAATTTCAGCCTGCTTAGCTTGCTCAAGTGCTACAAGGTTGTCGTTACTTCTTTTGTTTTCTCTTGCAATATCTTCATTATACTTTTTTTGATTTTCGGAATAAGTTTTTAAACCATCAGCTCTATCTTTATAGCCATCTTGTAAAATTTTGAGAGTTTCGGAACAAAGTGTATTAGCTTCGGCAACTGCAGCATCATAGTCTTTGTTGGCGGCTTCTCGCTGTTGGTTATACCATTCATCCGTATATTGCTCATCAGTACCAATTAAAGCTCTTTTTTCTGCAAGCCAATTGATTTTTTGTTGTTCAGCCGCTTTAACAGTGTCATCTCTCGTTTGTTCTGCTGTTGCGGTATATTCACTTGAGTAAGCCTCATATTCTTCAAGTGATAAATCGTGATTTTCGGCTAAATCTTTAGCCATATCCTTAACAACACCCTGATAAGCTTCCTGAACCTTAAGCTGTTCATCTGCAAGCTCCTTTTGCTTTGCGAATAAATCATCAAGTCTTTGAATTTCTTCCTCAGTCAGACTTGTTCGTTCTTCTTTGGCGTGTCGAGCTATTTCCGTAATTTCAGTCTGTACTTCGTCCATCTTCTGAGTTAATTCGGATTGCCTTTCATTAGAAATGATAATTGCATCATTAAAGCCTGCTAACGCATCGCCTGACTGTGAAATACTGTCTATATAATTTGATGCACCGTCGGCAACATTAGCATAAGCTTCAGCTATTCCTTCATATGATTCTGCAAGAAGTTGTTCAGACGATGTTTCTTGTTCAACACATAAATTCAAAGCGGCTATTCCTGCCGCAAGAGCCGCTACAGCAGTAATTACTATACCTATCGGATTCAGATTCATAGCTAAATTCCACGCATATTGAGCCGCAGTGGCAAGTGTAATCTCTCCTGTTAATGCACCTACTGCTATTTGTTTTAAGGTTATAGTATTTAGTGCAGCTGCCTCAGCAAGACTTTCTGCGGTTACCGCTGCTGTATGGGTAGTAATTAACGCTGTAACTGTTGATATTATAGAATATGATTTGAATGCTGCATATACGGAGGTTATCACACCTAACAGCACCTCTGAATTATCAGCAAGAAAATCAACTGCTTTAGACAAAGGTGGCAAAACAACCTTTGCTACATTTGTAAAAGCCTTACCTAAGTTGACAACAATGTTTTTCACGCTTTCAATAGCCTTTTTAAGACCGCCGTTTTCAAATGACTTTTTAATAGTGTTTACAGCCTCTTTAACGGGTGCCTGAAGTTCTTTAGGCAACAGCTTATTAAGATTATCAACGAGTTCCGAAACAATAACCTTTGCGGCTTTGATTAAGTCATGTGCGTGTTCGATAACGCTTGTTATTAAAGTCTGAATTATATTAACAGCAGACTTTGCAAGTTTATCTGCATTATTTGCTATACCATCAACAAAAGCCTGCAAAAAATCAACAGCGGCATTCAGCATTTCAGGTGCAGCCTCAGCCGCTTTTACTGCAAGCTCACCGAAAATAGCTCCTGCTTCTTCAATCGTTGTTGAAAGACCGCCACTTTTAAATGCTTCTGTCAAACGATTTACATAATTTTGTGCTTCAACCGCTGCCTCTTGCAGAGGAGCTGACATACCCTCATAGATTTCAATGCCTAAGCCCTCAAGTCCTGATTTTAGAATAGTAATCTGACCTTGCAAATTATCTTGCATTGTATCAGCCATTGCTTGAGCCGCACCGTCAGCATTGTTAATATTTTTAGTCAGATTATCAAAGTCAGAGTCGCTTGCATTAATGATAGCAAGCATACCACTCATAGCTTCTTTACCAAAGAGTGTGCTTGCTGTTGCAGCCTGTTCGGTTTCGCTTAATCCGCTAAACTTTTCCCTAAGCTGTTTCATTACATCTATAAGAGGCAAAGCGTTACCCTCGGCATCGGAGATAGATATGCCATACTGTGTCATTACATTAGCCATATCTTCCGTTGGAGATGCAAGGTTAGAAAGAGCCGTTTTAAGGCTTGTGCCTGCCATACTGCCCTTGACACTTGCATTAGCCATAAGACCGAGGGCAAGGGAAACATCTTCGACAGAGTAACCCATAGTGCCGGCAAGAGGAGCAACATACTTAAAGCTTTCGCCGAGCATAGATACATTTGTATTTGCCGAGCTTGAGGCTTTGGCAAGCACATCTGCAAAGTGAGTACTGTCTGATGCTTTAAGGTTAAACGCTGTAAGTGCATCTGTAACAATATCTGATGTTGTTGCTAAGTCCAAACCGTCAGCGGCAGCAAGGTTCATAATACCGTCAATACCGTTGAGCATTGATTCGGTATCCCAACCTGCCATTGCCATATATTGTAAAGCAGATGCCGACTCGGATGCAGAGAACTTTGTTTTTGCACCCATTTCTTTTGCCTTGTCGGTCAGACTTTGCAATGAATCACCTGTTGCACCGCTGATTGCAGATACTTTTGACATAGCCGCCTCAAATGACGAGCCGACTGTTGCCGCTGCTGTTGCTCCTGCACCAAGTGCAGCAGTAATGCCAGCAAGCGTTGTTGTAACCGCAGATACGCCTGCCTGAGCTATTGATTTTATTTTATCAATACCGCTCTTAAAGCCGTTTGTATCTATTTTTGTGTCAATTTTAATAGAGCCATCATATGCCAAATTACTCACCACCTTTTTGTAATGACTTTGCACAATATAAAAATGCCCCTATACCTTGACGATTTGTCAAAGTATATGGGCATTTCATAACCGCAGTAAGGACATTTAATTTTTGATTTGCTTTTCATCATTTAAAATTAAAATCAATTACTCTAATATTATCTTTTTGAGCCTCTGATATAGATAAAGTTTCATTTTCAAAAGATACCTTATCTGTTTTATAATTAACAAGTATATCCATCTGCTCTTGTAAGCTTAAATTGAAAATATCAGACTTTAACGCTCTTACAAGTGCTTTGTAACAGATATCCTCCGTACTTTCAGTTGATAAAATCACATTAATATAATCTACTGAAATTTTATCATCAAGTTTAAGCAGAGCAATATCTATATCAATCTTGTCATTATCCGAATTAACCAAGTATAGATTGTCGCTGCATTTTTTATATGTAAATTTTACACCTTCTATCGTAAAATCAGACACAATACTTTGAACGAGCTCGTCTTCACTTAATGTAGATAAAACATCACTTTGTGTTGTTTCAGGTTCAAGAGTAGTTTCCTCAACTGTTTTATTAATAGCTGATGTTGTTTGTGAATTATCAGTAAAAGAAATACTTGAATCGTTATTTACATTATTTGAGCAAGCTGTGCAGTTGATTGCAAGCAATGACAAGATAAGAAAGCATAAAACCTTTTTCATAGTACCACCTCGTGAAATAATATAACTTTAACAATATTATATAAATTTCACAAAAGGTTGTCAATCGTTTCTCCGTTAATAAGTGCGTCCTCAATGCTTGAAATTTGTTTTTGCACTTTTTCCTTGAGAGGCAGCTTGTATTGCTTTTTCATTTTTTGATAAAACGATTTTTGAGCAGCTGTCATTTTAGAATTGATTTCTATTGACCTGTAACCCATTATTTTTACGAACTCTGTGCTGTCTGATAATGACAACATAAGAGCGTGGAACTTCCACCAATGGAGCTTAGCAGAGTTTAAATCAATATGATACTGCTGCATAAACGCAGCACAGATATAACCGTCATCATAATCATAGTTGAAAATCTCCTTTTGCGATTGATGACTGCCCTTTTTTGGAGGCTTGCCGCAGCGGTAAAACCACAAAATTTGGTTTACTGCCTCTTCATCGGCAAGCATAGGCGGCTGTCTTTCGCAAAAAACAAGCTTTTTAATATCAGCTAAGGTGTTTTCGGCATTTTCTTTATTTTCAGATAAAAGCATTTCAAATTTCAGCCAAATTCTGAAATCTGTTTTTATTTTGTATTCCGCCCCTGCAATATGCAAACTGTCAGGCACAGAATTAATAAGCATATTCATCACTTAACAATCTTTGGACGGTTGTTGTAATGATTTTTGTGGTTATTTCTACGCTGCTTACGGTTGCCGAGTTTAGCCTTGTACTGTTCGCCGACAGCTTTGTCAAGCTTATTTACTGCAACAATAACAGACTCGTAAGCGTTTATGCAAGTAGTAAGATTAACTGAATCACCGAATACCTTTTTTGCAGTACCTTCACCGAAAACATCATCAAAGAACTCAAAAATAGCAGTACACTGAATACGAATAAGCTCTGACCTGCGTTTACCGTTTGTGTCAAGCTGTTTCATTTTGTCGCTGACATTATCGTTAGCCTTTTCAAAGCGCTCCATTTCAAGTGCGTCTGCAACATCAATGTCGGGCAAGGTTACATTATTAATAACCATTATTTATACCTCCTTAAGCAGATTTAGCTGTAAATGTTTTAGTTGATGTATCAAAAGTACCCGAAATAGGATCACCTCTGCCAAGGAAGTTGCCTGTGCAGCCCATTTCGCCGTCATCATTTGTAAAAGATGCAACTTCCACAGCAACATTAAACTTGCGTGCGTGATATGATGTACCCGTTGAACCTTCCTTTTGGTCGAGGTCAACGATAACATACTCGGTTTCTGCATCTTCGCCGACAAGCTGATTTTCACCGATATTCACAATAAAGTTAATAGCGTCCTGCTCACGAATTTGGTCAATATCAAAAGCAGTAGTCCAATCATATCCGCTGATTGACTTAGTTGCTGATTTATCGCATACATACTTACGGCTCTTAGTCTGAGCTGATGGATTTTCATCAAGTGTTTTTGCACCGACACCCAAAAGTGCAAATGCTTTTTCTTTGCTGCCGTTACTGCAGTTAAGATAATTTGCCTGCATTCTTCTCTGTCTAATTACTTCAGCCATTTTTTACCTCCAAATTTTTAGTATATTCCAAACGACACTGTATTTGATACCTTGCCGTCTTCGTATCATTGTTCATTACATAGCCTGATGACAAAACCTTGATTGACTGAGCAGTACAGCCGTCAGGGAGCTTAGGTAATTTGCGATTTATGTTTTGTTCTGCAATCCAATCCTCAAGCCTTTCGTAAAACTCAAGGTTTGCCATATTAATTCCGTTTTCCTGACTGTAACATTCTCGGCTTGCAAAGATAAAGAGATACTGACACTTAGCAGAGCCGTCAATATAGCTTTTTATTATTGCTTTGCAAGGCACGGTTTCGATGCTGTACTGCTCTGCATCTTCGCCGAGATAGTCAACATTCAGTTCTGAATCAGCCTCAAGAATTTCACAGTCACAAAACCATTTGAACAATGATTTAATAATTGATGTTTCCATTATTTACCTCCGCACTTTTCCTTGGCGGTTTTCAAAATATCTTCCAAATGGTCGGCTTTCATACGCTCAAACCAAAACTTACCACGCATACCGCCTTTTGAAGTACCTTCTTTGCCTTTGCCAGCATTCATATAGTAATTTGTATGAGCATAGACGGCATTGTAAACAACTTCGCCCTTGCCGATTTTCGTACCTGTGATACCGCTTTTTTTAAGATAACCTGTATCAAAAGGCACATAAGGGTCACAACGGCGGAGTACTTCGCTGTCAACAATTTTTTGTACCTTGCCCTCAGCCTGCAAGCCTCGGTCTTTAAGCATTGTTTCAGTTGTGTTAAAAAGCAGTTTAATAATCATTTAACCACCAATTTAATATGCTTTGAATAGTTAGATGCATTAAGATTTTCAGTTACTGATACAATTTCAAGTGCGTCATAATTTTTAATTAAGTCTGCTAAATTTGATATATCGCAGTCAACCTCGCCTTTGACGATATAATCGCCTTTCTTGAGCGTAAAGCAGTTGTAAGCCTCATCGGCAGGCATTGCCTTATAGGTTGCCTTGTCAACATAATTTTCAAGAGCCGAGTGTGGCACACGAATGATGTACTCCTCACTGCGCTTGACTTCCTTATCGGACACAAGCAGCTGGTCTGCACCATGGAAATTTACATCACGCAAGGTGTGTTTGCTCCACAGCTTTTCACGCCCCATCTGCTTACTGCAAAATAAAGTAATTGTTGTATGATTTGTAAACATCAACGCACCCCCTGATACAGTAAGCCTGTGTTGTATAGCTCTTGTCTGATAGCTTTAAACATTGCCCTTTTTTCTCGGTCTGCAAGGTCATCTGCGTTGTAGTCCTTGTATGTAACGCTGTAACCGTCCGTTTGCTCTGACTTAATACCCTGCGGAATGTTCTCAACGCTTTTGCGAAGCTCATATGCCGCCTCGGCAGCGGCACAGACTGCGTTCTGAACCTGCACCGTAACCTCCTTAACACCGCCGTTGACAATATAGTTGATCAGCCGTTCAGCCTTGCGTGCATAGCTGTTAAACTCCTGAGCAGGTATCAAAGTACCTGCCCAAGAATCTGTATAATAAGAATAATCTGCATACATATCAGGACACCTTAATATTACGGAACACACCGCACTTAGTTGTGTTTTTGAGAGCAACAGCGGCAACCATTTCAACCTCTGCTTTCTTAACCGCACCCGGTGCAGTGAGGTCAGGCATATATGTTTTAATGATTGATGAGCCACTGAGGGAAACACCATGGAAAGCATCAAGACCAAGCTGTACAGCGTAAAGATCTGTAAGACCTGTTACCTTCGAGCTTGATGCACCTGTTTCGTAAATTGGTACACAGGGAACTGTGGCAGAGCCGTTGTAATAGTTACCCATATCGTAAAAAATGATATTGTCATAACCCTGAGCAGTTTTACCGAAAGCGTCCTCGGCTCTTGTAAGATAGCCTGCACGCTGAGCAACACTTTTGAGCTTTGCAATGAGCTTGCTGTTACCGAGTAAGAATGTTGGCTTGCCGTCAATACCACCGATAAACTCGTTGAGCATATCAATCATAGTCTGATAATTGCTTGTAAGATTTGCAGTTGTTGAAAGGTCAACTACTGTCTTATCAGAGCCTGCGTTGTACTCTGTGCTTGTTCCCTTGAGGAGAGTTGTAAGACCGTCAAAATCAACTGCTTTGGCAGTTTTTGAACCGTTGATGCAACAATTCTGAAAATGGTTTCTTGTAGCAAGAGTCATCTGCTCAAGCTGGAACGCAATCTCGTTTGTTGTTGCCTCCTGTACCACACGGTCAACTTCACTTGCTCCACCAAAAATTTTAAGGTCAACACTTTTCTTAATTTTCTTTGCCTCGTTTGCTGTGTACTCGCTGTTGATTGCTCTGCCGGCAGCGGTTGACGGTGTCTGTAACTGCAAATAACCGTATGTCATTGTTGAACCGCCAACACCCGGTGATACGCAGTCATCAAAAGTGAGTTCGTCAATAAACTGTGAGCCACGGCGGAGAGTGTCGATAACTTCCTGTGTGACCTTGTCGGCTCTGCCGACACTTGCTTCTGCTAATGTAATAGGCATATGTTTTCCTCCTTATTTCTTGTAAAAATCTTCAACGGCAGACTTGATGTTAGAGCCGGACTTTGCTTTCGCACCGCCCGTGGGTCCGCCGAGGTTTAACTTTTTCTGTGGTTCATCAGACTTGAAAAGAAAAGGTTTGTTCGTTTTAAGCTCTGCAAGCTGTTCGTCAAGACCTGTGATTTTGCCGTCTTCGCCCTGCGCAATCTTCGACATATCAAGATTAGCCTTGACAGATACCAAATCCGCAGCACCTGCGTTATTGATTGCAGATTCAACAGCCTGCTCAAACTTATAGTCATTGAGCTTTTTCTCACCGTCTGCCTGTGCCTGTGCAAGCTTTGTCTGCCAATCAGGGTCATAACCCTCGAGATTTTCATTTGCAGTTTTAAGCTGATTTGACACATCGTCATACTTTTCCTTTTCGATGTACTGACCGCCTGCAAGGTTGCCGAGCTTAACATCTGCCGCATTGTTTACCTTTTCGGCAAACTGCTCAAATGTCAGAGCCTCATCACCAAACAAGGCTTTAAGGATTTCCATTAAGTCCATAGTTTTACCTCCGTTTAAATTTTTTACAATATTAAAAGCCCCCGAAAATCGGGAGCTTATAACCTATAAATATAAATTTGTGGCAAAAGTAAAAGGAGTATTTCAAATACCCCTTTAAATGCCGTTTAAAATCGTTTAATTTGCGTTTTAATTGATTAGTAGTGTAATTTTACTTTTAAATGTAAAATTAGTTACAAGCCAAATTTTGAGCCTGCTTTATTTTCTTCATATCCAATTCCGTTATTACATTCTTTCATCTCTTTAACTTTGCCAAAATTAAAATTCATAGGAATTCCATTAGGGAAAGCATCACAACAAGGTTTCCATCCATCTAATAGAAATTTTTTATGATGTTTACATTTACCGCAGTCTACAATACAAATCATCAATATTTTCTCCTCATATATTTTTCATAAAATTGTTTCATCTCTTCAGATACTTGAGTTCCACGCTTTCTCAGTACTTCTAATTCAGCAAGAGCTTCAGCTCCATCGTTATACGCAATAAAGCTAATACCTTTAATATGAATTTCTGATAATTTTTCATACAAGATTTTAACTTCTTTTGATGTTTTTCCAAATATCATTTTTGCGTGTCCGCTTTCATGTACAATTGCTTCCTCTAATGAATTTGCAACTGATAAATTCGAGTTAGCAAATAATTTATCAATTTCTTCAAGTGTTTTATTAGAAAGTACATCCGTATTTAAGTTTAGTTGTAGCAATCCATTTCCAATCGGTTCGATTTGTAAAACTGGAGTTCCGTCTGGAGTCTTAGGAAGACTCTTCGCTACAATTTCACTTATAACAAACTTGCCATTAGCCTCACATTTGGACATTGTATCAACAATCATTTTACCAACTTCTGAAGAAATATTTTTCCCATATGTAATAAGTTCAAAATCATCAATGTCTATATTTTTTATTATACTCTTTTTTGCGTTTTTTGCAACAGCTTTTTTATTCGCCTGCACCGCCTTTTGCGCCGTACTTCTGCCAAAGCCGTACTTCTGAACTCTGTCACTGCGCTTAAGTAAACCAGTTTTATCGCAGAAATTATCAAGCTCAGACTCACGCCTTTTCAGCTTTACCGATTCCTTGTCAAATATATTCTGATAAGCCTTGCGCACAGCGTTGTCCTCTGCACCCTTTATACTTTCATCGTAAGCCGCAAGGATGCGTTTTGACTCCCTGATTTTTCTTTCATAAGCTCGTTGCTTTTGTTCTGCTTCATAAAGAGTGTGCATAGAGCCGTCAGGATACTCAATATTTTTAGCGTCCATCTGCTTTAGCTTTTCTTCGTCATACATTCGTGTACCGCCAAAGTACGGATACCAATCGTGCCTGCAGTTCCACCCCTTAAAACCGTCACCCGAACCGTAGCCAATGTCTGATAAGGATAGATAACCTTTTCGTCCACTCAGGCTTACAACCTGACCCTGCCAATATGAATGGCTCGGTCTTGCTCCTGCGTGGGCGGTAATCTCCATAAGGTCACAGCCAAGCTCATGTGCATTTGCAAGACAAATTTGTCCTGTGGTCTGACCTATGCCCGTCATAACATTACGGCGAACCGCAACATCAAGCTTATCCGTATGCCCTGACGGATATATCACTTCCGCTCCGTTTGCAGCTACTTGCTTTATCGCATCAACAATAGCTTGCTGCGGAGAAAACGCTCCGCTTGTAGCTTTAAGCTCTGCAAGACTGCAAGCGTTAATAAAGCTCGTTTGAGATGATACCGCCGTAGTAAGAGTAAGATTACTTAAATTGCCTTGAGTTTTCTTAAATCCTGCCTCTAATATCTGCAGTTGAGTATCAGACACCTTGATTGACTTAGGGTTAAGACCGTTTGCTCTGTATATTTCGTTGTCATATTCAGTCGCAGTAATGGCAGCGTCTTCAAACAGCTTTTTAAGCTCCGACTCACATTTACCGCTGTACTTTGAAATACTGTTTAAAATGTCAGAGTTAAGCGTACCAAGCTCCTGCATATGCTGTGCCTGCCATATTGCCGTATCTGTCATTGTTCCCGTCTTAGCCACTCTGCGTGCTATGTCACGAACAATAGCCTCCTCAAGCTTAGAATAAAGTTCTAATATGTCATCCGCACAGTGAGCAAGCTGTTCAGGTGTAAGCATTAAGCACCACCCTCGTTAAAAAAGCTCTGCACTCCGCTTTCGGGCAACATCTCCGCCGCCTGCTTATCGTCAACTCCGTAACGCCATTTGAGGTAGTCGGTCTTTTTGCGGATACCGCTGTTGACCTCATTGAGCTGTATTGCCTGCTCCTTGTCTTTATCCTCAAGCACACCGTCGCCCCAGTTAAAGCTGACTTCGTACTCACCTGACGGAGCAAGATTACAAGCATCTGTCATAGCGTTGCAAGCATATATGTAGTCTTCAAGTACAGCCTCAAGAGAGGACTGCATATCGGAAACAGCGGTATAACTGCGCTGCTTAGACGCCTTAATTTCTTCCGCTGTCTTATCTACATTTTGCGGATTTGACAGCGTACCGTATGCAAGAGAGCAGTTAAACTCAATCTGCCTTTTGATTTCATTCAGACCTCTTGAATAGTTTTCGTCACGCAGGGTCGGATTAAAAACTTCATAAAATGATTTTTTGTTATCGTCTGCATCAATGTTGAACTTACGGAACAGCCTATCACGAGTTGACGGTGTCCCAAGCGTATCTTCGCCCGGTCGCTGTCTAAGGACTTCCTCACCTGCATCAACCGCAAGCTCGCCACCCTTAAATTCCCACAAATATCTGTCCCATTGTAAATCTGCTTCGTTAAGCAGCTTAACTGCTCGGCTGTAAACAGACACACCGAGAGGGCTGTCACTTTCTATGTGATTTGCAAACGGTACTTTCCAAAACGCAAATAGCGGACGGTCAACATCATTAATAACTATGTATGGGTCAATACCTGTCCACATATCGCTGCTAAGATTTTCAGGATTTATTTCCTCTCCGATGTTATCGGAACTTGACGAAACAAAAAAATGACTTTCAATCGTGTGTGATTTGTTCTCATAGCTGTAAGTCTGCTTTTCAATTCGTGTGTAGTAATCCTTGCCTTTAACCTGTTGGTCAAAAAATATAGCAGCGGTAATAATGCCGTTGCTGTATTCAATAGGAATGAATTTATCCTGCGTAATGCAGTCGGGCAAAATAACACCGTTACGCACATACGGCTTAAACATTATGCCGCCAACAGCACAAGCTGCCTCGAGCTTAATTCTAAGCTGTTTAAGCAGCCTTTCGTACTGCTCCTGCAAAAAGTCTGCACGCTTTGAGCCTGTGACTTCACTTTCAAACTCTATTGTTATTAGTCTTGCAAATTCAGATGCTATCGTTGCACCGAGATTGAGAGTTTTGTTATGACAGCTTTCACACCACCATGGCAGGTCAGCGTAAATCTCAAGCCAATCCTCCATAGCCTCTTCCATATCGTTATATGAATATGCATTAGCTACGCTTTCGGGAAACAGCTTATTTGCAAGTATTCTAAGCCAATTAAGTAATACGAATTTTCTCCGCTTTGGCACATTTTCACCTCCTAATAGTTATATTTAAACTCACGCTTAGCTATTGTATAAGCAAAGTAGCGTATATCGTCCATTGCGTGGTCATTTTCTTTGATAACCTTATCCTCTGCCGCCTTATCGTCCCAACGGTACATTCCAAACTCTTCCTGAGAGGCTTTGCACTTAACGCCGATTTTTATTCGACCGTCATTAAGCATTTGACTTGTGGTTCTGATTCCGTTAAGCACATCATTGTTCGCCGACTTTACATAAAATTTGTTGTGTCTTTTTAGAGTAGCCTTAAACGATGCAGCGGACGGGTCAATGATTACATATTCTATGTATCGGTCGCCTGCGAGCTTTTCAAGCTCTGCATAATGCTCTTCATCTGTGCGTTGATAACCCTCTTTTCGGCTGTTATAATAGTATTCGTCAACTCTGATTGCCTCTTTGTTGGTCACACACCAAAGTCCCATGGAGCAGGGATTGATAGTACCATAGTCCATGGAGATGTACCACCGACCGACAAGCTTATCGGGGTTGCCGTTCCACAGCCTTTCGGATATATGGTCGTTGAAGTCCTGATAAACAAGTCCCTCTGCAATTACCCATTCGCCCAAGATAAAACGACGGAAGAAAGTACCTTGATATAAGCTGTAATATCGTTGTTTGACCTTTTCAGATAAGCTCAAATTATCATCCATTAAAAATTTAAGTCGTAAAGCGTGCTTATTTTCAGCCTTTAAAACCCATTCTTGATAAAACCAATGATTAGGATTATCGGGGTTGCAGTTGAACCAGAACCTTGCGCCCTCAACCGAGCAACGGGCGAGAGCCTGCTCAACGAATGAGCGTGGCATCAGAGCAACCTCATCAAAGAGTACACCTGCAAGCGTAACACCCTGAATCAAGTCCTGTGAGCTTTCGTCCTTACCGCCGAAAATGTAAAAAGTGTTTGTCTTTCCGTTTTTACTGACTGTCAGCAAGTTTTCCGACCGCTTGTCTTTGATGTCATAACGGTTGTTAAGCATATTAATAAGTGGCTTAATAACATTTCGTCTGCAAGAGCCTACGGTTTTACCGCATATGGCAAAGTTACAGTCGGCAAATGTTGCCATTGCCCAAAAGATAAAAGATATACTCATGCTTACAGTCTTGCCGGAACGGACAGAACCGTCTGCAATTATTGCATCGTATTTATCCTTTATCCCGTCAACCTTCCACCAAGAGAGGACTTTTAATTGCTTTTTGGAAAAAGGTTTAAATTTCATCAGCGAAAGCCTCCTTGCCTGCACCTGCAAGTGCCTCAATCAATCCGTCATCAACGGTTGCAACTGTTTCAGGCTTAAAGTAATCAGCATAGAGCCTGATAGCCTGTGTATCACCATTTTGGCATTTCTTTATGAGAGCCTCACGGATTGCCGTCAGTTCGTCATTTTCGTACTTAGCTATAAGAGCATTTAACTTTTTACGGAAGTCTTTAGATTTGACTACTCCATAGGAGAGAGCTAAAGCCTTTAAGTCCTCCACAATATTAAATTCCTGCTTTGTATTTGTATCTTTAAGTAATTGTTCAAGTTTTGACAGCTTATCCATTCGCACTCACCTCCAAAATAAAAACACCCGTTAAAGGGTGTTTAAAATAAGTTTAAATACCGTTTTATGCAAGCTTCGCCATCCGCTAACTTTGGTGTTATCGGTGCTAAGTGTATAACAACCATTCATCAAGCGAAGACGAATCAATCCGCTGTCTGCTCCGGTATTTGTTCTGTGTCTTCAACAAAAGACACCTTTATTTCTTTTTCTTCTCCTGCAACAGTAATTTTGACTGTCGCTTTCTTGTATCTGCGTTCGATTTTAACGATTTTATCTTTGTACTCTGTCAAAAATCCGTTGACAACTTCATAGCTGTTATCATCTTTGAATCTTAAAACTGACGGTTCAGAGAGTAAATCCGATAGCTTGAGAACAAACTCTGATTCACTCTCGCTTAGCGGAATAGGATTCTGACCTCCGCCAAGAATTTTAATTATTCCGTTGATATTATTCATAGCGTAGTATTTTGCCCAGTTGTATCGCATAAACACAAAAACATAGCCTGCAAAAACAATGTATGCTTTCTTAATCCATTTTCCGCTCTTGCGAATAATACGATTTTCAACAGGTACAGCCGTTGAAAAGCCTCGCTTTTCCAATGCTTTAGCAACATCAATTTCGCAGTCGGTTCTTACGTGAAGAACATACCATTCGTATTTATCCATTTCAAGCCTCCTTTGCCTGCTTTTTGAGCTTATTAATTTCATCCATAAGCTCGTAATACAAGCGTGGGTTACTTTTCTTAATTGTTTCGTAGAGCAGACTCTGATTTTCTTCAAGTGCAATCTGCTTGTCTGACTTGACATCAATGTCGGTTTTCCTCTTGTACGCAACCGCCCTTGCAAGTGCCGTAGCCTGTCTTAACAAGTCCTCAGCTGACACATCGTCAAACTGCCCTTCATCAAGCTTTGCAATAGCGTCAAACACTTTTTGTGATGCCATTCTTAAAATAGCCTCTGCCGGATCAAGTTCAGGATAACGCTCCGTTTCGGTAAGTATCATTCTGAAATTTTCCTGTGCTATTCTGAGCTGTTGAGCGTTGGCAAGAAAGCGTGATGCATATCTGCTTACGGCAGCTTGTGAAAGCTGTTCGCCGTTTTCGGCAAGGTAGGAAACTATCTCACGATATGTCTGGCCGCTGACAAGCATCTGATCCACTGTGTCCTTGAGGTCAGCAGGGAGCTTGTCTATCTTTCCGCAGGCTCTGCGGTTGTTCCTGCCCATAGTCACACCTCAACCGAGTTGTCGCTTATTGTGCCGTCAAGAAGCTTAATGCCTTTTTGTGACAGCTTTGCTTCGAGCTCCTCATATGCTACATCAGCAATATCGGCAGGTTCTTTAGTTTTGATTTTTCGGAGTAGGATATACTCTGAAAGAAAAAGATAGTTGACAGAAGAAAGAAAATCGTGCTCTTGAATGTCGCCTAACGCATATTTTACATCAGAGAGTTTTTCATAACCTACATGAAGAATATTAATTGTTCTCAACACCTGACCGTTATTCTTGACAAAATTTCTCGCTTTGATTTTCTGCATATACTCCTGTGCAGCATCAATCATCATTTCTTTTTCCTCCTCTTAAAAGCTCCATAATCAGCTTGTTTTGTGTTTTGATTTCATCTTTAACCTCATTGATTGAGTTGTAATAATCTTTTTTAGTTAAGCAAGTATCTTTAATCTGTTCAACATCTGTCTGCAATTTACTGATAGATTTATTTACATCTGTTTTGACATCTTTCAGCTCATCCTTGGTCACATAAGACAGCTGAATTTCTTTGATTTCTTTATCGTGCCTGTCAGCCTCATTAATAGTACGCTTAAGAAAAAAGCCGATAATTGCTATCGCTCCTGTGACAATAAGACCGAACAACCACCAAGTGTCTGCCGTAAAATTCATATTTTCAACTCCATAAAAAATAAGGTATTATCAAGTTTCTAACTCAATAATACCTTATAATTCGGATATTTCGTAGAGGAAAAATATCCTTAATTTATTTCCTAATCGTCAAAGATACTAAGCTGACCGTCAAGCTGTCCGCCTGAACATATCAGCCTGACATATCTTTCGGAGAGGTCATATTCTTTTGCAAGCTGACTGCTGTTGTATCCGTTGTACTTTGCTTTGATTTCGGCATTTCGTTCAACTTTTTGCAGTTCTGTATATTTTTGAATATACACAGTATCGCCGCCGAAGGCTTTGCACAGCTTAATATAGTTTTCAATGCCTATTACCTCAGCTATTTCACGCTGAGTGCCTATGAGATCGTCAAGATGTATTTCCACCGTCCTTCCTCCTTTGAGCATTTGCAATGTATTTTTTTAGTATTTCAATCAGTTTAACACCCTGCTGATAAGTGAGCCACGCAAAAGGTTCTTTCGGTACAGCGTCAATATGTAACTCTTTTTTGATTATACCGCATAAGCGGTCACCGAGTCTTGCACTTGACGGCTTTTTGTCGAGCTTTTCAAGACTATACATAAGCTGCCATACTTTCCTTATCTGACCGTCTGACATCTTGCCAATACCTTTTTCTTCACGCTTTTTGGCTTTGAATGGGTGCACCGTCTGTGGTTCAGATAAATTAGCAATTTTGAGCCTGTTTGCAAGGTCTGCAATGACTTTTTTATATTCCTGTTCGTCAAGCTCTCGTACGCTGCTTTTTCGTGCTATGCTGTAAACAAGCTCGTGCAGCAAGTCATTTTTATTGCCGCTCTCAACAAGTCCGAGCCTTGCACCCATAGCGTATATTCGTTGTGTTTGCTGTGGTTTTAACAAGTCAATCACCTCAACTCAAAGAGATTTTTGTGCTGTCCTCGACCACAAAGGCACTCTGAATTTTCATAAGTAAGTCATCAATTTCATTTTCATTTACACCGTTGAGAATTAGCATATTTTTAAAATCCTGCCACACCTTAGCTTCTGAAATGAGATAAGCATATTCTTTCGCATCATCTTCTGACAAGGAAGTAAACTTCATAATATTGCTTACATCTTTATCGTAATTAATACCCTTACATTTTTTTGCAAGCTGTTTGCGTTCTTCGTCAGAAACACCTTTCATTTGCCCAATTACTTCATTCACTGTACATTTAACATAATTACCTTTCCACAATCCGATAAGCATTCGCTTAGCCGGAGCTGAGAGCGAATACTCTGTCTTCTCTGTGACTGCATCTTTATATGCCTTACCGAAAATCAGCGGTAAAAATGTATTGTATGTAATCTTGAGTGATTCAGCTGTAACGGCGGTTAAATCGCAACTTTCACCTGCATAATGAATACTCTTGTATTTTGTATTCTCAAGGTCTGATGTGCACTGCATAATGATTTCTGCCTCAAGCTTATCCTTACGCTCCTTGAGCTTGCTCATTTCTGCTTTAATTGCTGCAAGCTCATCAATCTGTTTTCTTAAATCAGTCATTTGTTACATCCACCTTTGCAAGTAATTTTTCAGCACATTTGCGGCAAATAACAACATTGTCAGCAACGATTACATTTTCAACTGTTCCACAAAAGCGACAACAGGGAGCTGACGGCTTAATTGTTACCGTTCCGTCAGCCGAAGTGCTAATATTAACAGCGTTGCCGGGGAACAATCCTGCCTCGGCTCTAACTTGTTTTGGCAGAGTAATTGAGCCGCTTTTGCATATTCTTTTTGATGTTGTCATGTGTTTACCTCCTTGATTTTTAAAAATTTGAATTGTGTGTTGTGTCCTCACTCTGCATTCTTACGGGCTTGTGACCGTTCCTAAGGGAGCTGCATTAAGGAGAGCGGATTAACTCCGCTCGTTATAAAGTTCAATACTATTGTTGTTATCAATAAAGTGCTTTTTCATTTCACTAAAGTTTGTCCAATACGAAAAATACTCGTTGTAAGCGTATCTGTCAGCAAATTCTTTTTTGCCTTTCTTGCTGCGTATTCCGCAAGCCTTAAAGTCTTTTTCTTTAACAAGAGTTCGTTTTTTACAGCAGAAGAAACGCCTGCGTTCCTCGCAGTCTTCAACGAGCCATTTGCCTTTAAAACTTCCGTTGATATAGACTGCGATAGCGTTTTGAAATTGCGATTTTTGGCATAGTATAAGCGTTACTTCGTATCCGTCAATAAGCAGCTTAGCTCCCGGTGAAAACACCGACTTCAATGCATTATCAACCTTTTTCCAATCTTCATTAGTCACCTTTTATTCTCCTTAAATAAGCTGCAATAATCATATCTTTTTACTGGGGTGCGTGAACACATACAACAGCCTATTTGCCAATTAAGAATACCTTTATGGTAATTTAGGCAGTTTCCGCAAATGCTGCCCTTACAAATATGTACTGCTGTAACTTCTTTTTGCTTTTCATTTTCTGCGTGGATTAACATTCTTATTCCTCCTAAATAGTCTTAATACATCTGTTTTTAATGCCCAACCAAAGCAGATACAAAGCACTACACAAGGGATAAACAGCATTTCAACGCCATATGAAGCTATGCGAAATCCCATCTTTTCGAGCATTGCAAGGGTAATTGCTCCCATACAAAATCCTGTTAAAACATACAACATAATTCTCTTTAAACTCATTTTAAATTCCTCCATAAACATTAATTTTCATGGCTTTAGCCATTGCAAGTAAACCGTCATATGTAATATTGCCGTTGTCAACTGCATTTGAAAATACATTGCTTGCTCCTCGAATACCCTGCTCTGAGCGAGATATTCCGAGCAGTAAACCTTTTGCTTTTTCGTCATCTGCAACAGGTGGGAAAAGCAACGCTATATCATTTGCAGTAATTGATGTTGTGTGTCTGATTTCAGTAAGTTTTGTTCTGTTTCTTATCTGAGCGAAAGCCTCCTTACTTCTGCCTGTATTGGTTACGGTTTCAATGTTGCCGACAAGGCAAATACCGAGTGTGGGGTTGCTGTCGAAGAAAGCTCTGATTGCCTCAATAGTCTTTATAGGAAGGTGCTGAGCCTCATCAATGATAATCACCTTGCGTTCTCCTGCAAAGCTGTCTGACAGCCTCATCCACATTTCATCCTTGCGACCGCTTGCCGTAATCTTCTGAGTACGGCACATCAGCTTTAAAAATGCGTTAAGAGTAACCAGACAAGGATTAACGGTAACATATATCGCCGAAGTAGGAAAATCCTCTGCATACTTCTTACAAGCCATAGTCTTTCCGATTCCTGCATCTCCGCATTCAATAGCAAGACCGCCCTTGAGGTGACACAATCGGATTGTTTCATACACACCCTCGCTTATGCCTGTTGGCTTATATGTACCTGTAACAACTGCACTCTTGAGGTTTTCCGCTGCGTTTTTGTTTGCAAAAGCCTCTGACAATGACGATTCAAACTTTGCTAAATCACCCTTAAAATCGCCTTTGAGATAAGTTGAAATGTACGCAGGCGACCAACCGAGTGCTTTTGCGGCTTGATTCTGAGAGCCATTACAAGATTCATTTATGTAATCTCTCAGTTTTTGCTGTAACTCAGGATTGATTGACATTTTTATTCCTCCTTTTGTCTTTCTTCAAGATTCCTGATCATTTTTGCTTTATCAATTTTTACTATGTTATTCTGACCGACTGCCACAGGCAACTGTTCTGCCGTTTCATCGGCACGATGTACGGAAATCACTTTCGGATTTATTTCCTCTGCTTTTGCCTTGTTTTCTTCGGCAGCGGCAAGCACAATTTCAAGAGCCGTTTTCTTGCCGAGTGCGGTAATCTGACTTGCTTTAAGCTCCTGCTTTGTGAGCTTTTCAAGACTTCTGACTTTGCGTAAAGCCTGTCCGACTGCGTCTTTAGATGAACCGTAAGTAAGTACCGCATCATTATCAACAGGTACTGTCATTATGTAGTTATCATTTAAGTCATACACTCTAACTGTTGAAATATCCTCAGGGTCATATCTGCAATACATTTCCTTGCCAAAGTAATTGAGTATAAGCTCATCGTTGTAGTAATCAATCTTTTCTCCTGCAATGGTAAGATGTACGCCACGCCTGCCGACTTTCTGACTTCTTGTGCTACGCATAAGCATAAGATTAAGGTCAAGTTCCGATGCCACTCGCTTTTCTTTGAGTTGTTCACGATACACTTGCATTCGGGTTTTACCGCTGTCGGCGTTAACTGCACCGCTGTAAGGTTTTTCGTTCATATAGTATGTTAAGATGTCCTCAACAGCCTGCGTGAACTCATAATCTGTCGGTATATTATCATTGTCCTTAATGACTTTTTTAAGCCTTTCGGGGCGTTCTACAACATTGCCACCGGTATATGTGGGAAACAGTCTTGAAAGTCTGTCTTTAACATCTCGAAATCGTCTTTCAATGATTTTTGCCTTAGCGTTTCGTACGATGGCATTTGTCATTTTAATGCCGAGTCGTTCAAAAACGGGAGGCGGTGCAAACTTATCTTTTTGACTTTTCTTAAGTCGGTGACCAAGTCCACCAACATCAAATGTCAAAAACTCTCTACCGTTATCTACATATATGTTTTCAGGAATTCCGTACTTAACAATGCCCTTTCGTAGAGCTATCAAAGTAGCCTGCGATGACGGCGCATCGGTTACATAACAACCTGTAAAAATGCCTGAGCGTGCATCAAAAAATGCTGTAAGATAAAGTCTGTGGATACTTCCGTTTTCGCCTTTCGTCTGCACATCAAATGTGTGGTTATCTGCAATCCACCATTCGTTACTTGCCATACCCTCGTATGTACGCTTGATGTATGGAGCACAGCGGTCACGAAATGCTTTCATACCTTCACGCCCCATTATTTCAACAGGTTTAGGTATTGCCGTTTGCACTTTGCGATAGAATGATGCGTAAGCAGGTAGTGGAAGGAACTGTGGAGCTTCTCTTTTAAGCCACATTTCCGTGTATTCGTAACAAGCTTTAATCGGGTGTTGAGCCTCATCAAGATAAAAGCTCAAAAAGCACTGCCAAGCTTCTTCAGGTATTGATGATGTCCCTTTTTTCCACGACCCTCTGTTATCAAGTAACCCTGCAAGGTCATCATCTTTTAAAGCCTTTTTCTTGCGATATAAAATGCCTTTTGAAATATTAAGATCAGAATTAGCCACTTGTTGTAGTTGGACGAATTTTTCAGTTGCGGCTACTTTCTGTAGCTTTGATGTAGCACAATATTCATCCCAAGCGTTAAGTATTCTTATCCATTTTGCAATTTCTTCTCGCTGTTCAGCTGTAAATTCATCAAATTCCTTGTGAGGTCGTTCTGTCTTGCGTTCAGGTAACAAATCCTCAGGGATAGGTATTGCGTTAGATTTATAATATTTAAGTTGCTCTGCGGTAGATAGTTCAGTTAATGGAATTGAGTAATATGTTTGATTATTACAATTAGTTTGAATAATACAATTAATATTTCCGTTAGCAGCAAGTCTTCTAATATGTCTTTCTGACATATTAGAAAGCTCTGCGTATTCCTTTACATTGAGGTAAATCAAAAAATCACATCCTTTTGACCTGCCATCATCAGAGCAGGGAGGTCATTTCCTGCTGACCGCCTTGCGGCGGTTTCGGCATTAATGAAGTTCAGCAGCCGGATTATTCATACCATTTCTTACTAAAATAGTATTAAGTTCTGAAAACTCATCCCAAGTAATTGCTTTCAGCTTATAAGCCATTTCGGCTTTTCCATATGTTTGGTATGTTAAGTTAAGAGAATGACTGTTCAAAGCGTATCTCGCTTCTCTGTGTAGTTCTTCTAAAATGTCACTCATAATTATTCTCCTTGATTTTTTTAGTTCTAAGATTTCATCAGGTAATAATCCGGTTTCCTCGTATTCGCAAAGTCTTTGCAGCACTTCTCGTGTCTGACCTACCGACAACTCCGCAGGAGCAAGTGTTTTATTGCTCGCTTTGTATCCAACAATGCAGCTTCCTAATTTTATTGTTAATCTTTCCATATATCCTCCTTGATTTTTCTTGTGTCCCCGGCATAGTCGATATGCCGGGCGATATGTTCGTTATATCTGCCGCTTTTCTTAGCCTCATATACTATGTCTGAAATCTGATTAGGATTTCTGTCAAGGTCATTGCCTATTTGCTCTGTACTGTCACCTCGCCAATAATACACGCAAACAAGAAATTCAGTATCTTCTGTAAGTTCTCTGTACGGCTTTTCAACTTTCTTCTTGGGTTTGCGAAGAGGGTGTCCGCACCTGTAGCAAAGCTTTTGGAATGGATAAATAGTTTCAAATCTTACTTCGCATTTTGCACACTTCTTACTGATAAGCTCGCCCATAATAAGCCTCCTATTTAAAATTTAAAAAGACCTTGCAATAAATTCCTTGACCGCTGCTGCACGATCGGAGAAGTAACTTCCACTGTACGGATCACCGTCACTGTCAAGCCACCATACAACCCAAGGCTCAACCGCTTTTGGATTGTGAGCAATAATTACACGATTGTTTACATTGCCTAATACTGTATATCTGTTAAATACTTTTCCAATCATTTTTTATGCCCCCTTGCAAAGCTCATCAACAGTTGTGTTGAGTGCGGCTGCTAATTCAAGACTAACCGCAAGCGAGGGGATTTTTACACCGTTTTCTATATGAGCAATCATTGTTTGATTAACGCCTACAACCTGAGCAAGCTCTTTTTGTGACAAGCCTTGTTGTTTTCTGAATTTTTTTAGATTTTCAGCTATTTTCAT